TATTACCTGTTCATGATGCTTTAATTACTAATGCTGAAGCTGTAGATGTTTACCATAGAGAAATTAATAATCAATTTAAAAAAGTAAATATGGAATACTCAATATCTCAGTCTATTTATCAAGGGTTAAACAGAGCCTTTGAAAAAATGAGAAAGCGAGTTGAAGCTAATCCAAATAAAATGGTTGATATTAACTACGAAAGTAGATTCAGAGCAGTGCATGATTACTTAGTTTTGATTGAAGACAAGTTGAATAGAGGAAAAGCAACTTATAAAGAAGCAACTGGTTTTGAAGTTGAATCTGATTATGATGTTAAATTATCTAGTAAAGAAAGAGAGTTGTTAATTAAAGCTAAACAAGCAGGTTGGAATCGTGAAGGCGCAAAAATCCGATTAAGTGTTTTGTTTGATATCATTAATGATTATCAAAAAGGAAAGACTATAATTACAAGATTAAAACAAAATCATATGCTTAATGAAAGCTCAAAACCAAAATTGTTTAGAAATTTATTGGCAGAAAAGCCGTATGCATACAACTAGGAGGACACTATGAGTATTCAAAAAAGTTATAATAGGCTAGCATTGCAAGGTCTTGATTTCGATGATATGGATTTCGTTGAAACATTTAATCTTGATCCTAAGGTAGCTTATACACCTCAAATTAATTTTGAAATGCTTAATCATGTATATGATAAATCAGTTAGAAACTTTATGAGTAAAGGAATGACTGAGGCAACAGCTAAACGCGAAGCAGGAAGACTCCGAGCAGAAGCTAAAGCTGAAATACAAAAACTTTTAAAATAAAAATACCCCACAGGGAATCCTTAATGGAAACCTTGTGGGGTTTTTTTTAACAGAAGAAATAGTTAGAGTCTTTTACTTCTTCTATTTTAAGCGTACCAATAGTAGGTACTTCTCCTCGATAGTACTTTCCAAACTCAATAGAATCATAGAAGTTATCTACATCATAGATATCTACAAACTTATCACGAGTTGTATTCATTAGCTCTTCAATGTCGCTAGCATGAGTACTAAACGAATCATGTACAGCACCAAAGTCGCCTTCCCAGTTAGCTACTACAAGAGCCATATGAGAGGCATCCATACTATGTACAAAGTTAGGGCTAATACCACACATAAATCCACGCCTATCAGGGATGTCTGTTTTCTCTCTAATAACGTGCTTAAAGCGGATCTCTCCATGAGGGGTATTAAAGCCGTAGCAATCTACTTTAGCAGGGCGAGTACGATAACACTCATAGATAACAGGAAAGCCTGATGGGGTAAGCCATTCAATACCTCTTCCTCTGTCTGTACCATACATATTACTCCAGTTAGTTATCTCTTGATCAGCTAATCTCTGAAGATAACGCATAGTATCTAGAGGACCAGGACATACTTCTTGAATAGCCCTAATAACTTGATTGCTTAATTCATCACAATCCCAAGTAGAGATATTGTACTGATCAGTATAACCAAACTGATAACAATCACTATACATAGACTCAGACATTTTCTTTTGTCCACAGCTGTAAGCTCGTGTCATAGCTCCTCGTTTAGCAATACCCTTACGGATATGTTTCATAGGCATCTGACGTTCTTCAAACCATTCAGGCATACGTTGAGTAAGCCTTTTAGCTATTTGAACATAGAAATCATTTTGAATTTCTGTAGGTACAAGACCTACTAATCTACCTGTATTGCTATCTTTAGACATTGCACCTAGGTGTTGCCAACCATTGTTAGCTCCATCGATAGGAATAGGTAGCTGAGTATAAAAGTCTACTCCTGCCTCTTGCGCTTCCCAATACTTATACCATTCAATACAACAAGCTAAGAATGAAATAGGCTTTTCAGCTTCAGTAGAAAGTATTTTCATTTCACCTAGCTCTAGTATCTCATCAATATTTTTCTGAGTCCACATAGCTCTATCTTCTAGTGTCATCTTATCTACTGATATAGTATCTAGATCTTCTTGTTCAAGCACACTACGATAGTCAGTAGTAACCCAATCAGGAATTTCATCTATATTATAGGACTGATTATAAGAGCAAGCTGTGTGTACCCCTAACCAGAAGTTAGCATTACTATCAAACAATCTACCTTTAGCAAAGAGTAATTGTCCTCTAGCAATATCAGAACCTTGGAAGTTAAAGAATGGTTCTGAATAGTATAGCCTTCCTCTGTAATCAGCGTCTAGATAAAAGCTAAACTCTTTATGCAGCCACTTAGCTGCGATAGCCATAACCTCTTTTATTTCTCTATTCTTAGATGCTTGCCGCTGATAAAGCTTTTCATTCTCTTTCTTATCTTCACCGTTAAATTGTTCGTTATTAATAAACAAGTCTAATTGGTTAAGAATTGCAGAATGAATATCAGGATTAATAATCCAACGAGTAGCTTGTAATTTATCTATTGCCTTTACAAAGGGTGCATTTAGATATTTAACAAACTTCTTTTCTTTTGATTTATCCCAAGTCTTAATAACGCTTTTATCATTCTTCTGAATAAGACCTGTAATAGGGGGTATGATCTCATCAGTCATACAAATAGTTTTGCCAGCAACTGCTTCCATATCACCCCATTTAGAGGTAGCATGAATGGTTACTGGCTTACGGCTCTTCATATGCCCTACTGAAATAGTTAAGTAGCCACACATAACAAAGCCTTCTATTATTAAATCCCCTACCCTAACATGGTCTCTAAAGTTAACATTAGAGCTATCCCAGCTTTCAACAATATATTTACCTATTGCCATTGAAGCTTGGGTTATAGGAGTTTCGCCTTCAGTCTTACTGCGTTTAAAGCAACGCTGTATAAACTTTCGGGCATAGTTAATTATGTCTTCAATTAAGAAGTCAAGCATATCGACACCATCAGTGTCAATCATACGCATAAGTTGTACGTTACGTCTTGGCTTAACCCCAAGGTCTTCGCCACGGATTTTATTTAAGAGATATTGTTTAATATCTTCCATAAGTCCTCTCAATCTGTCTTGTGTTGACGTATCATCTCTTTTTCATTAAGTATTTTAAATGCATCCAAGTATTTCTCTTCGCCTTTATACACCACAACTTCTTTGATGCCAGACTGCAAGATAAGCTTAGTGCATTCCATACAAGGCGACAGCGTAGTGTATAGGGTAGCACCCAATCCGCTGCCTCCATCACGCGCCAGTTTACAAATAGCATTAGCTTCAGCGTGAATAACATAAGGTAAAGTAATCCCAGTGTTAGGATTTTTACAATCATTTGGAAAACCACTTGGAGTTCCATTCCAACCCATCGAAATAATGTTTCCATCTTTTACAATAACTGCTCCTACTTTAGTGTCCTCATCATAAGACATATCACTAATGCGCTTAGCTATGTCCATATACATAGTATCATACTTAATTTGCTTTATATTTTTAGCCATATTACCGTCCTTGACCACGATATTTCTTACGAGTTTTATATTTCTTTCCCGTAAAAGTTCTTTGTTTACGGGGCTTAAGCATATCTTTAATCGTATTATGTTTTGCCATTGAGTAACTCCTCAATCTTGTTTTGACGCATTATAGCTTGACTACGATACTTGTTACGATCCGTAGTCATCTCTGTTAATTGATCATTAAGCACATTAATACTTGATAAATAATGCTTAATGAGTTCTCTCAACTCCATATTTTCTTCGTACAAAGATTTCATGATAACACCTCGAAGTCAATAGCATTTTCATTACAATAACTAAGTCTAGTTGTTTCATGATTGTATTTAGCTTTACCTGCAGGACCTGTCTTGCCAGTAAAGCGACTCTTAAGAACAATAAAGTTAATAGTGTTCCTAACTTGTTCATCTTCATTTGCCATATCTCTAGCAAATCCAATAATGTCAAATGATATTTGTTTAATACTACCTGAACCTTTAATATCATCCATACTAGGAAGCTTTCCTTGTTCAAAAGTAGTACCGCCACCCTGTACTTTTCTAAGGTGACTAATAACACCAAGCCAAATGTTATGTTTCTTAGTAATCTTAAGTAGATCAGACATAACTTTATCAATGGCTTCGTTACCAGTATAGCCTTCCGCACCTTCAGATACTGCAATAGTGATATGATCAAGGATAAGATACTTACAACCCATAAGAGCCATATACTCTATCTTATCGATAAGTGACTCATCACCTACCGAGCCTTGATGATCTAATAATACTAGACGCTTTGATCCAAAGACTTCTCGACTTGCAGCCTCTTGTTCTTCTAAAGGTACATCATGTTCTTGAAGATTCTTCTTAAGTTTCATCTGGATAAACTTCTCTGCAGTATCACCAACAGACTCCTCAAGGGAAATCATACCGATATTATAACTAGTTTTGTCCAATAAGTCAAGTACTATTTCTTTAATCACTGTACTTTTTCCTGAACCAGTGCCACTAGTGAACAACGTTATCTCACCGAAGCGCATACCTTTAGTCTTATCATTGATACCCTGTAAACAAGCAGGGTAAGATACTGACTCAGTTGATAGCCTAGATAAGTATTGTTCCCACACAGGCTCATGCCCTACGATAATGCCAGCAGGACTAAACGGTTGTGCATCCCATATTGCTCTCATAACAGCATCTTTACCTGCTGCAATGTATAACTCACAGGGATCTTTAGCCGTAGTGCCTAGCGAAGCTACTTTAACTTTATCAATACCAATAATGTTAGCTGCTTCTTTTATTGCCTTCTTTCCTGCGGTATCATTATCAAAGAACAAGACCACTTCTTCAAAGGATCTAATCCATTCTCTTGCATACAACAAACTTTTAAGGTTGCTGGCTGACGCAATAGAAATTGCTGGATAGATTTTATTGTAGTGATCCAGCGAGGCTTGTGCAACGGACATCGCATCGAATTCACCTTCGGTAATGACAAGGCGTTTGCCTCCCATTCCAAAGCTTTGATAACCAAAAGGCCAAACATCTTTAAAGTCTCCTACAGTTTTAAATTGTTTAGGTAGTGTACGTACTTTATAAGCAACTAATTCATTATCTCTATAGTACGGATAATTGTATGCAGTAATACTCCTATTGCTGTCATAAGTAACTCTTACACCATAGTGTTCAGCAATTGTTTTAGTGATACGGCGTTCTTGACAACCACGACTATCACCAAGATTAGCGATGAATAAATCAAGGCTAGTATTATTACTATCTAGAGGCATATCCTCTTCCTTTCCAATTTCTTTTTCATAATGGTTACAGACAAAGCAGTAGCCATGTCCATCATCGTAGATAGCAAAGCCATCACTGCTAGGGCAAGCAGGACACTTTGTTTTACCTACCTCTTTACTCTCCGTATATTCGTTTTTCTTTAGCATAACGAGCTTCCTTTCTGCGGTTCCTAGCTCTGTTTGACTTATCTAGTTTTTCTGCTTTCTGAGTCTTATTATTAAACATATCTATTAAGTCGGCATCCCAATCCTCTTCAGTAACTTCACTTCTTTTTGAGGGGATTATTGTATGACTACGAATGTCATTGTAGTAAGGATTACGCATACGCTTTTGCGATCTCAATTTGTCTCTCCATGTCCTGCATTGAGGGTTTAAATCTAATTTCATGTACCCACTTATTATACCATTCTTCTGAGCATAATGCATGAGTAATCATTATCATATAGGCTTCCATATAGCTCAAGTCCCCTTTCATAGGACAAGAAAACAAAATATCGAAGCTAAAGTTTTCTTTACCAGCCTTATTGATTTCTTCGTTAAGTTCTGAAGACGAACTAGTGTAACCTTTCCAGCTAGTATGTAAGGTTTTGACACCAATATAGCGTTTACCATTACGTTTATCAGTAATAATATACAAGAAGCCATGATGGGACTCATCAAATGCTTCCTTATTAATAATATTCCAATGGCTTTTTACTTCGATATGACCTCGCTGATCATCTGCTATTGTTGCTGTTTTACCTTGATAAAAGAAAACAGTGATTGGACCTTTAAATCCTTTCTTTAGCTTAAAGCGTTTCTTATTTCTACGCTTACAACGTATTTCACCGTGTTCTTTAGTGATGATGCCACACCAATCGTTACTATCGAATTGAGTGACACGCTCTACCTGAACGTTATGCCAACGCTCATGGTTATTAAATCTTAAAGTAGTCATTAGGACTCCTTAATATATGGATACCGTTAGCGGTTTCTAAAAGTTTCTCTTCCCAATTAGAGCGTCCATACTTCGCTCGATAGGCTGCAATTACTCTTTTCTTACGCCTTGCCATGGGAACACCTGCAAGCATCTTCTCTGCTTTCTTAGGTCCAATCTTAGGTAGTCCAGGAAGATTATCTGTAGGATCACCCTTAAGCATTTGTAACCAATAGAAAAGATCTGCTGAGTCAACATCAATCTCATAAAACGTTTCTTTTCTAGGATTATAATGCTTTCCTGGAATACAATCAAGATCTTTATCAATATGTACTATGGTAAAGTCTTGACCTAGAGAAGCACATTCGGTAGACTTAATGCGTACCATGTCATCTGCTTCCATTCCATCAGAAGGTATTGCTAATCCCTTCTCAATTATTTTCTCCATAAGAGGTCTAAATAATTTAGCATCTTCAGGGGGTTCTT